TCGGCCTGGTCGAGCTCGAAATAATTCTGCAGTTTCTGCTCCCAGCGCTCCAGATCAGGGGCGATGGTCGCGTTGACATAATCCTGGTCCTGCTGCGGGATGTTCATCGCCGCAGCCCGGTCGGCGACCGCCACCTTGTGCGGCGGCACCGCGAAAAACCGGCAGATCTCCAGCACCGAAAAATTGCGCTGGTTCAGAAACTCCAGATCGACCGAGGTCAGGGTCATCGGCTGCCACTTGATGCCCTCCTCGAGCACCGCGGTCGAGCCGACGTTCTGGATCCCGGCCTTGAACTCATCCCATTGCGTTTTGAGCCGGCGGGCGGCGGCGTCGCTCAATACCTTGTCGCTCTGCAATACGCCTGAGGGGCGCGCACCATTGGCCATCCAGCGCGAGGCCTGCTGCTCCTGCCCCATCGCCAGACCGACCGCGTCGCGCGCCAGGCCAATCGTCGAGACCGAGACCAGCGAGTTGAAGGTCATGCCGCGCAGGTGCAAGACGTCCTCGGCCGGGATCGCCGGCGGGAAATCGCGCAGCATCGCGATCTGCCACAGGCCAATGCGGTTGACGTTGTAAAAAACACTGCCGTCGGCGGCCTCCAATACCATGACCGCGTCGGGGTTGATCGGGATCAGCTCTTGCGGGTTGCCCCGCGCATCGCGCAGGCAGGCGGCGTAGGCATTGCCGCGCAGCAGGTAGCCGACATTGAGCTGCTCGGCGAATTCGAGCCAGGTCTGCACCCGGTTCGGCCGGGTCAATAACGGCACGACCGGGTGATCGGTGACCTTCTCGCGGCTGCCGTCGTCATTGAGCGTGTAGAGCGAGGCCGGGCAGCGCGAGACATCGATCGCCCGCCGCCGCACGCAGGCATAGACGGTCGAGACCCCCATGGCCGTCGCCTGGGAGATCAGCAGCCCCGAGGAGCTCTGCACCGAGCCCAGCGGCGGGATCATGCCGTAGGACGGCACCCCGGCTGAGGCCCGCTGCGCGGGAGCCGCGAGCCGGCCAAAGAGGCCTAGCATCGGCGTTTACGCCGATCTGGCGGGCGACAGCTTTTTGCGCAGCTCTCGGCCAAGCAAAGCTTGGCCTGACGCGACAGGCGTTCGCGCTGCGAACGCTGAGAGCAAAAGGCGAAAGCCCGCACGGCAGCCATCCTATCTCACTCACCGTCATGTCGAGCCAAGAGCCAGGCCGCCGCGATCAGAAACAACCCGCCGCTGATCCAGCCGGCGGGCGGGTAGATCTGCCAGGCGCCATAGGTCGCCCCGGCGACCCCAGCGATCCCGCTGAGGTCGCGCAGAACGACGGGCAGCGCCTTTGCCAGACTTAGGAGTTGTCTTCTTCCCACTCGACCTCGAAACCAAAGGTGCCGGTGCCGAGGCCGGTGATCGTGTTGTAGACCTCGATCACGTCGCCGGTGCCGCGCAGCACCAGCGCCTTGTCCTGGGAGCGCGAGAAATCCCAGCGCGCCGTGCCGAGACCGCCGACCAGCGAGGGCAGCATCTTGGCGCCGTCGACCAGGTGGCCGGCACCCGAGGCCGCGGCCGCGGTGTAGAAATTGACGACTGCGGTGGCCGCGGCGTCATTGGTGTCGTGCAGCCCGTTGTTGGCTGCGGTCGCCGAGCCGGCGCTAAGCCCGGTGCAGCGCAGCAGCTGGAGCTCGGTGAATGACGCCGAGGGGAACTTGCCCCAGAGCTCGATCTGCTTGACGCGGATGGTCTTGGAGGAGCTGCCCTGGAGCTCGAGCAGAACCGCAGCGGCGGTCGAGTAGAGGGTTTGCCCGGTCTGCCCGGCGCGGTAGGTGGGCTTGGTGCCGTCGGCGCTGACCAGTGCCGCACCCTGGCGGCCCGGTGCCTCACGCAATACCGACGGCGTGTAGGTCTCCACCGTGTAATTGGCGGTGTGGGTCGAGACCGCACCGCCGCTGGGGAAGCTGACGGTGACGCTGGTATTGGCGACGACCGCGGTAATCACCGCGCTGTCCGGGTAGCGCGCCGTGCCCGGCTCGAAATTGAGGATGCCGCCGACCACCATGTTTGTGGTGTTGGCGATCGACAGGGTCGCCGCGGTCGAGCCCGAGGCAACCGTGGTCGTGCAGGTCGCGGTCGTGCGCGTGCCGATCATCTCGAGTGCCGGCGGGATGCCGCGTGCCGGCAGGATGTCGGCGGCGACCTCGCGCAGCGCGTCGAGGTTGCCGGCCGGGTTGTTGAGCAGCGCGACGCTGGCGACCTGGATGCCGTTGTTGTTCGTGCCCGGGGGCGCCATGTTGGCCGCTCCCTGGTAGGCCGCGACCGAGGCGAGGGCGCCGGTGCCGGCGTCGACCGGGGTCGATACACCAGCGTGCTGCGAGCCGGGGCTCGTCGGCTGGTTGGTGATCAAGGTGATCGGGTTGTTACTGCGATCGACTGTATTAATGGCCACTGAGTTGCTCCATCGGAGGGATAAAAAATGCCGGCCTCAGAGGCCGAAAAGCAGGTTGTTCTGGTAGAAGAGCCAGATCGCCAGGCTATTGGGCGACGAGCTGGTGATGCCGCCGCGCAGCGGCTCCATCAGCATCAGGTACTGCAGCTGATCCATTTGGCTGATCCCGGAAATTAGGCTATGAATTCGCCTTGCGGCGGATAGGGTCTGCAGCCCGACAAGGCCGGTTCCGCACCGGTTTTCCGCCACCTAATTCCTTGCGGAGCACGAGCGGAGGTGCTGATTTGACCGACCGATTATCCCTGACCAACGCGCTGGCCGACGCCAATATCGAGCGCGGCAAGGCCGAGCGCATCGCTACCGAAATATTCGACGCGATTCACGAGAACGTTGCGACGAAAGCCGATATCGCTTCGGTCCGAGCGGACCTGCAACACCTCGAGCAGCGGATCGAGCGTAAGATCGACACGATGGTCAATCGTCTCGTCGCCGCGATGGTTGCGGCACTGGCCGTTCTGTTCGGTGCGCTGCATTACTGGCCGCCGCACAGCTAGCGGTCAGATCAGAGCACCAGCAGCCCGCGCTGCTCGTAGACGCTCGCGTCGAGGCCCTGCACCGCTTTGCCGGCGGCCATCGCCAGTGCCACCGCCGGATCGATGCGGTTGGTCGCCTTGCGTTTGCTGAGCCAGCGGTTGTCGTATGCGTCGGCCTCGAGGGCGACGCTCATCATCGCGCTAACCAGCACCGGCGAGCGCCTGAGGCGGATCCGCTTTTCCAGGATCAGGGTTTCGAGCGCATCGACGCTGCCCGGCATCCACAGCCCCGACTCCTTGGCGCGGCGGATGCCGCCCTGCGGGTGCTCGAGCTGGCGGATCGTGACGCCGAGCCGGTCGAGCTCGTCGGCGAAATTGGCGTAGGCATAGCGGTCGTAGACCAGACAATCGATGTCGAGCACGGTCGCAAGCTCGGCGACGCGCGCGGCGACGATGTCCTGGCGGATCTTTTTGCCCGGCACCGGGGTTAGCCAGCCCTGCCGGGCCCAGACATCATAGGGGGCCTGGTCGCGCAGAGCCCGCTCGGCGAGGGTGTCCTCAGGCGACCAGGCCTCCACCCAGCCGGCGAAGGTCGGCAGCCGAGCGGTGCCGCCGGTTTCCCGGGGAACGTCGAGCCAGCCGGTCGGGATGACAATGGCGAGGGCGGTCAGGTCCTGCGACCCCGAGAGATCGAGTGCCGCCACCGCTTGCGCATCGGCAAAATCAACCGGGTCGAAATCGTCGAGCACAGCCTCGAGGGCGGCGCGCGAGAGCCAGCTTTGCTCAGCCTCGGTCCAGCGGCAGAAATTCATCCGCAGGACGCCGTTCAACTGCCCGGGGATCTGCCGGGCGCGCGCGACCCGCGCCGCCAGGTAATCGGGCTGGATCGTCACCCCGAGCAGCGGGTTTGCTTTGCCCCAGCAGGACTCGTCTTCGAGCGGGTCGTCATCTTTATCGAGCCCACAGACGAAGCTTAAGGACTCGTCGTCGATTACTTCGCCGACCCAAGTAAAATCATCATCGGGTGTCATCGTGCCGGCGGCAACCCGCACCGCGTGCTGGTGCTCCTCCCAGCACACCGAGTTGCGGTCCGACCCGGAATTCGTCGTCATCACCAGCAGCGGCTGGCGGCGCCACTTGAACCCGTCCTCGAGGGTCTTGATCATCAGCCGATCGGGGTGCTCGTGCACCTCGTCGCAGAGCGCGCAATGCGGCCGGGGTCCTGAGCCCTTTTTGCGCTTCTCCGACGAAATCGGCCGGAAAAACGAGCCGGTCTTGAGGTCAGCGAGGTTCCACACCGGGTTGCCGCCCGAGGGTACGAGGCGCGCGGTCAATGCCGGCGACTGCTCGCGCATCGCGACGGCGTCGCGGAACAGCACCGAGGCTTGGTCTTTGTCGGCGGCCGCGGCGTAGACCTCGGCTCTGAGCTCGCCGTCAGCGACGAGGCAGTAATGCCCGATCCCCGCCGCCAGCGGGCTCTTGCCGTTCCCTTTGGCGATCTCGCAATAGACGCGCCGGAACCGCCTGGTGCCGTCGGCGCGCCGCCAGCCAAAGATCGAGCCGATAATGAACTGCTGCGAGGGATGCAGCGCGAACGGGATGCCCTCGAACTGCCCGCCGTTCAGCCGCAGGACATCGGCGAAAAAGCCGATCGCCCGCTGAGCTGCTGTTACATCCCACGCGAGCCCGCGCCCCGGCCCATGCTCGAGGTCGGCGAGGTGGCGCCGGCATGCGTTTCTGACATGCGGTCCGGCGACAATCGCGCCCGCCAGCACCCCGCGCGCATAGCTCGCAACCGGGTCGGCGATCATCTGGCCTCGCCGGCGAGCCAGACTACGCCAAACGCCGCCACGCCGAGCGCGCGGATCCGCCCGAGCGCCTCTTCCATGTGCCAGCCCGAGGTCGCGAGATCGTCGATGACCAGCACCGGGCCCGCCGGTTCATGGTTCCAGCGCAGCGCCGGCAGCTTTTTGAATTCCTTGGGGTGGCTCACACCCGCGACAAACCGGTCCTCAAAGACCTCGAAAAACGGCAATTCGAGCTCGGCCGCCACCGCCTGGCCAAGGCGCTTGCCAAAACAGTCATAGCGCCGCGAGTGGCCGCAGGCGACCGACGTGGCGATCCAGCCTGCCGGAGACGTCATCCCTAGCAACAAGCGGATCAGCGCTGCGATCTCGCCCGCGGCCGCGGCGATCATCGCCGGATCGAGCCCGGCCTTGCAAAGCTTCAGTTGCGCCAGATCGGCGCGCTTGGCGTCGGCGCGCCACGAGCGGACCGAGGCCCAGGCGACGGCGTTGCGGCGATAGAGCGCCGGCCGGTAAACCAGCGCGCCCAGCGGCGAGGGCGGTTCCGGCGGCTCGCTCGTTTCCGAGTCGGTTTCGCCCCAGGCGACAAGCGGCAGGTCGAGGCCGAGATCGTCAAACCCGACCGGAGCCAGCAGATCAGAAATACTTGCGCGCCGGGTCGTCGCCGTCGTCTTTTGGCTCGGCGGCAATGCGGCTCCTCGCCGACGGGGTCATGCCGAATTCGGCGGCATAGCGGACCATTGCCGCCGCCGCCTTGTTGGCGATGCCGACCAGCGGGTTCTGAATGGCGTTGCCATTGCTGGTCTTGATCAACAGCCCCGAGGTCACCGGGTCGCGCGCCGCCATTTCGGCCAGCGCCTTTTCCGCCGCACGCCAGCGCGCCCAGGCCTGGCAATAGGCGGCGAGCGTGGCGCGGTCCAAAACCGCGAGCAGCCCCGCCCGGTGCAGTGCCCGGGCAACGCGGCGCCATTCATTGCGCGCGTCCGCTGCCAGCTCTGCCGGCGGCTGCGGCAGCCCCGGCACCGCCCTGGCCTCGGCGCTGTTCAGCGGCCGCCTGCCCGGGTTGCCGGTGACCAATTTCAGGTACGTCGGCCGCGGCTTGCGCCCCTTCATTGCGGCATGCAATGGCATTCGGCGGGCGACCAGCCGCAGCCCGGGCAGTCCTCGTCTGGCATTGCCGGCGCCACTGGCGCCAGTGCGCGCCGGATCGCGGCAAAGTCGTAAATCGCCGCAGGCTGAGACGTTCCGTCTCGGCACTTAACCATTGCCGACGATGGCTCCGCGTCGTCTGCAGGAGCAACGTCGTCAGTGTTCAACAACGGAGTTTTCCAATGGCCGACAATCTGAGCTTCACCGTTCGCAGCAACGCCAACCGCGCCGCCCGGCGCATGATCGCCCAGCGCGTCGCACCCGCCGCGGAATTTCGCGTCGACCGCCGCACCGACGGCAAATTCGAGATCGTCTGGCTGACCGACAACCCCGGTCTGGCGACCGCCGCCTGGCGCACCGAGCCCAAGACCCCCGACCAGGCGCTGGACGCGATCTGCGGCGCCGGCACCGCCGCCGCGATGCCGACCTTGCTGGCGACCCCGCAGCCCAAGCCCAAGCGCCAGCCGCACAAGGGCCGCACAGGCCACGCGTCAAGCGGGTCGCGCCCGGTCTACGCCGCCGCCCCGATGGAGCCGGGCGGGTGGCCGGAAAAGCCGGTGCTGAAAGCCGCCGGTTTCACCCGCAGCTATCAGGCCCGCATCGACCATCTGGCCGGGCTGGCCGAGGCCGGTGACTGGCCGGCGGTCGAGGCCTACGAAATCAAGGGCCACAACACCTATTCAAAGATCGTCGCCCGCCAAAGCGCCGGTCACCGCGTCGAAATCGCCCGCGGGCGCGATCACATCGATGACCGGCTCGGCCGCCGGCCATTGCGGCTGCCAGAAGGCGGCCTCGCCGGCGGCGAAGAGCTGCCGGCCGATCGAGGTCTTGCCGCTGCCCGAGGGGCCGACAACCACGCCCAGCTGCCATTCCCCGTCATCGATGTCGAGGGTGGCCTCGAGGTCGAAGTTGCACCCCGACTCGGCGTTGAACAGCGATTTGACCCGTGCCGCGCGGTAACTGTTGAAGTCGCTGCAGCGGTTGCGGACCCGGATCAGCATTTAGGTCACGACCACCTTGGGCTCGTAGCCGAGCTCGACCAGCCGCTCAAAGGTTTCGCGCTGGTGCGCCTCGTCGCGGCACACGATGATGACCCCGTATTGCTCCTGGTAATGGCTTTCCCCGTCGCCCTTTGCGGCGCCCGGTCCGGCCGGGTTCAGCGCGGCGAGCTCGTCGGCCGAAAAGCCGGTGAGGCCGAGATCGATCCCGAGGCCGCCGAGGTCGGTCAGCTCGAGCTGCAGCAGCTCCTGATCCCACCCGGCGTTGAGCGCCAGCTTGTTGTCGGCGAGGGTCAATGCCCGGCGCTGCGCCTCGCTCAGGTGATCGAGCGCGATGCACGGCACCGGGTCGATCCCGAGCTGGCGCGCCGCGAGGACCCGGCCGTGACCGGCGATAATGCCGCCGGTGCCGTCGATTAGGACCGGGTTGGTCCAGCCGAATTCCTTGATGCTGGCCGCGATCTGCGCGACCTGCGCCGCCGAGTGGGTGCGCGCGTTGCGGGCATAAGGGATGAGCTCCGCCACCGGCCGATAGACCACCGTCAGCGGCGCCGACTCGCCCATTCAACCCCCCGATTCAATTTCGCGCCCCCCCGCAAAATGGGGCTCGTCGCTTGACGGGCGACCATGGCGGATGGCGATACCCCCCCACCCCTATAGCGAGCTGCTTCACGCCGCGGCGGCCAGGCGCTGGCGCGCCATCTCGGCATAAGCCGGGTTGAGCTCGACGCCGATGAAGTCGCGTCCCAGCCGCCGCGCCACCAGCGCGGTCGTGCCGGCGCCGGCAAACGGGTCGAGCACCATGCCGCCCGGCCGACAGCCGGCGAGGATGCAGGGTTCGATCAGCGCCGGCGGAAACGTCGCAAAGTGGGCGCCGGCAAACGGCGCCGGGGTCACCGTCCAGACCGACCGCTTGTTGCGCTGTTGGGTGGCAGCGCGGAACGCGGACTTGTTGTTTCCGACGGTCTTGCCGCCGGAGCCGCTTCTCTCGGCTGAAGGGCGGCAGTAAGGCTGATGGTTGCCGCGAAAGTTCTTCGGGCCGGACGGTTCTTTGATCGCGGCGCTGTCGTAGTAGTAGCGGGCCGATTTGGTCAGCAGAAACAGGTACTCATGCGGTTTTCGCCTATCTGTACCAATGACTGCCGAACCGAGCGGGGCCTTCTGACGTGATCGGAAGTTCGCCAGA